TAATTATCGACGAGATTTCACAGTTTCCTATCAACTACGTCTCGCTTGTTTCCGCTTGTTATCCTAAACATCGCGTTATCGTTCTTGGTGACGTTGAGCAGACACGGTTCACAAATTACAACAACAACGCACACTACCAGACTGTCGCTGACGTTGGCGTCCGCAACAACATGCATGAGGTGTATTGTATTCCACAAGACATCACTGACATGCTTAACAAGCGCCATCGTTTCAATATTACAACAAAGTCCTTGGTCGCTCGTGGACTTGCTCTTTACAAAGGCGTCATTGATTGTTTCGCCAAGAGCAAGGTCCCTGTAATTGCTTTCAACACGGCCACCTGCGACAGCCTACGTGCGAAAGGCATTAACGCTCACACCATAACGACGTATACTGGATCTAGAGACCACACCGTTGTCTTCTATATTGATCCTGCCAGTGTTGCATCGCAAATTGCCAACCGTTCTGAGGTATTTTACACTGCATCCTCACGTGCGACTAGTCAACTCGTCATTGCTGGCGATATTGGTTACTATGAGCGTTATTACAACATCCACGGAACTAAGATTATGACATACGAGGAGATCAACGGTGCTTATATGGCTCATTACATTAAACAGAAGCCCGACGTTGAGTTAACTCCGTCTGTCGACACTGGACTTACGGCTCAGCCCGTGTCCCTCGAGAACGCCACTGACATCCTGTCGAAAGCCATTAAGCCTGTTAATGATCCGGACTCGCTCGCAGTTTCCATCATGAAGAGCGAGATACCTGCGGTTGAGGACGGCAAATTACGCCTCAACCTCGACTCCATCGCCAGCCGTGAAGAGACGTCGACCGGCTACCGGCTTGGCCCGGAGCGTTTTGCTAAACATCAGGTCTCTAGTTCGATTCTTGAGGCCACTCAGACGCTTTCCAAACGCTACGCGAAGCGTCCGCCGCGTATCACGGAGAGAGAAACAACTGTCATAAAATCCGAGCTTATGCAGGGGCTCGTGCGCGCGTTGTATGGATCTGGCGGCACCATTAATCAGCTCCGGCAGGATATGTATTATGATTTCGAGTACATCCAGGAGCGTGGCCGTCAGTACCTTGACGCCTTGTCAAAGAAGATGAGCACTAACACATCCATCAAGAAGGAGATTGATCAAGCGTTCGATCAGTTCCGCGAGAGCCTCGATTTCTTTAACAAACGGCAGACGAAGTTTGACCCTGCCGATGGTTTTGATACATCCGACAAGGTTGGGCAGGGTGTCGCCGCCACCTCTAAACGTGTGAATTTAATTTTCTCTGCCTATGCACGTGCCATGCTCGATCGTGTCCGCGAGATCATCAAGAAGAACAAACGACCGATACTGCTCGCCACCCACCACAGCGAGGCACATCTCAACGACCTGTACACCTTCATGATCCAATCCGCGCGTCAGGATGGGCAGGGTGACGCACCCCTTAATTGGGCGTGCAACGATTTTAAAGAATGGGACTCCTCGTTCCGTTTTGCCCTTGCCTCCATCACCGCGGAGCTGCTTGGCTTCATGGGTGCCAGCACGTACATGCAGACGCTCTATCTTGAAAATCGTAAGAAGTGGCAGATGAAGTATCGACATCATTACGGTTGCACCACCT